CGGCGCGTTGATCTTTTCGAACCTCTTCGTTTTTTTCAGTTCGACGATGTATAAACACGAGTTCAGGAACCGGGCGTTTTAAACCCTTGTTACCTTCGCGGGTATCAAGATAATTGTGCACTCTACCGGTATAAAAGTGGTCCCCGTTATTTTTGAATAAACGAGGTTGCATTAAAAATGTCTCAGGGATTAAATTTTCAAGGTCTTTACCTTTTGGATTCATGTAAATAAAACCGGAAAATACCTCGGTATCTCGTAAATCTCCGTTTTTAGCTACGCGACGCATCAAATCTTCTAACACCATACGTGAGTTAGGGTGTAGTATTTCATGTGCGTCCATGATACACACCCAGTCTTTCGAACATTTATTTATTGCTTTGTTTCGCGCTCCGGCGAAATCGTCCTCCCATGTGTAAGACTCGACAACATGAGCCCCGGCTTTTTTAGCTAAGTCCATAGTGTTGTCAGTGGTCTTGTCATCTACGAGTACGACAATCTCGTCAACGATTTCCTTGACGCTTTCAATTGTAGGGGTAATCGTCGCCGCTTCATCTTTGGCGATAATTGCGACTGATAAAGTCGCTCTTTCATTATTCATTCTAAAACCTTCCTTTGCAAAAAAATATTTTAAAAAAGGGGAGGTACTCCCTCCCCCTTATTTGTTAATAAATAACTTAGGTATTATCACCAACGCTTGACGCTGAGAATACCTTGAATAAAGATTCTCGACGGAGTTCACCGAATCCGATGAGCGCATACCAGTAAATGTGCATCAAACGTTGAAGCGCGTCAAAAGGACCACTCATTCCCATTTGTGGGGGAATACCTTCGGCGTAACCGACCGCCTGGTATCCGAAAAAGTAAGTAGAGTATAAATCTACACTACCGGACGCGCCGTTAGACGCTACTTTTGCGTTAGTGGTTTCAATAAATCTGAAACCTTCGAAAACGCCGATTTCACCGTTATAGATGTCCTCGGGTTCCGCGTATTCTTTTGGCTGACGCCAAGCACCCGCGCCAGTTTCCGCACGTAAATCGTGGGCAACGTCGGGGTGTATGATTGCGATATAGTATCGCCCGTCGGGTTTCATAACGTCGTTACGAGATAGACGGTTTTTCGCATAACGAACTTTCGCGGCTGATAGGGTTGATGTCGCAAGTACCGCGGTAGCGTTTGTACCGCTCGCATAACTGATGTATGAACTACCAGTATGTGCGTCGAATGCGGCACGTGCGATAAGGTCAACACTCTTACCCATGTTATCACCGACAACACGACCGACCGCTAAATCGATGTTAGCGAAAGATAATGTCCTCAGTTTACGGGAAGTTGTGACGAGTTTACCGTACTCATAAAGAGTAACGGTTCTTTGAGTTTTACCCATACCTTCGGCGGTTGGGTCTCCGGTCTCAGACAGTGCACCGGTAGCCACGGTCAAATTGTTAAAAATGGTGAATGACACCGCGTTACCAGGCATCGGGTCTTTTGAGTCGATATCCCATCGCTTCATTTGCGCAAATTGCGCGAAATAAAGTTTAGGTTGAAAAGAAAACTCGACCGCTTTTGAGTACGCGGTTTTTACAAGACCCGTAAGAGAGGAAGTGTCGGTCGTACCGTGCCAATTAAGACTTAAAATTAAATCTTTCATTATTTTTGTCCTCCATATAAAATTTGGCGTCCGCAATCTCGGACAAATTCACCGGCCGCTTACTCTTCGACCTAAACTATATTTAAAATTGCGAGCAACGCTCGACTTATTTACTATAGACCTTTTTTCGCTAATCCTGTTAGCAATCTTTCCAATTCATCAGGCGATTTACAATTATTTATTGCGGCTTCAATTGATGATTTATCATCGCCTTTATCTTTGTCCGGGTCCGCGGGGGGATTTCCAGAATTTCCGACTGAACTTTCCGCCTTTTTCTTTGGGGCGGGTTTCTTATCGTCTCCGGTAGGAGTATCGGAAGCGGCGGGTTTTTGTTTTGCAAGTACCGTCGCCTTAAAGTTTTCAATCCAAGAAATTTTGTCTCGGACATCGACCTCCGGTATCAACGCTTGATACTCTTCCGGTAAGTCTTCGGTTAATTTTACAAGCCGTTTTTCAAAGTAAGCGTGTGTTTTTCCGACATCTTTAGTCAAAATATCATACTTTGGCTTAATAGTTGCGTAAAGCTTTTCGAATTCTTTTTTCTTCTCAAGCTCGACATGTAACTCGTTTTCTTTTTGCGCTTCAATTTCTTTGAACTTTTCTTTTTTTTCCATAATCTCGCGTAAGCGCTTACGAGATTTAATACGCTCTTTCTTAAGTTCTTTATTTTGAACCCGCAAAAGGTCGCGCAATTCCTGAGCCGATAACCCGTCAACATCTTCCGGTAAACCGTCAGCGTCGGGCTCATCGTCTAAATCATCCACACTTTTTGATTTTGTGGATTTTTTTGTCGTTCCACTTTTTTTACTTGCGTCATCATCCCCGGTGGTATCGTCGTCGATATCGTCTTCGCCGCCATCATCCGCGCCGTCAGCGTCATCATCTTCACCGTGCCAATTGATAGGCAATAAAAAAAGCTCTTTTAAGTCTCGCCATTTTTCCATGACTTTAAACCTCCAATAAAATAAAATCGGTGTTATTATACAATTTAATTGTAACATACCGTAAAACGCAAAGTCAAACAGTCTATACACGTGAGAAAATATCAATTTTAAATTGTATGCGTAGGTTAAAAGATAGGCGCTATCATTATAGATAACGCCTAATATAAAGAGGTGTTTGCTGTACGTCGTTTAATATTCGGCGCACATTAACAATTTTTTAATTATAGTTTGTATAAATTACGTTTAAATATTCGTACGTAACGGTGTTTTAAATCAGTTGTTGATCCGACCGGGACAATAATACCAGGGCCGCGCGATGTGATATAATTTTTCTTTGACTCAACCATGTATTTATTTACACCGGATCGATTCATTATTTTATCGTAACCTAATCTAAAAATATCATCAATCCAAAACGCAAGCGGCGCCAAAAATACCCAAAATACAGAATATAACAAACACACTTGACCCATAAAATTAAACGGTAAGTTTGTATAATCCCACACATTCCAATTTAACCAGCGATTAACTATTAAACCGGTTAGAAATTCAAGGATAGTTATTATACACCCGCCGACTATAGCTTGTACCCATGGCGGCCACTTCTCACGAACGGTTTTAATCTCGTTTAAATGTCCGAGTATAACCAATAACACGCCGCCGAGAATACCCATAGAAAACAGACCTATAAAAATTTTATATCCGAACGGGGTTAAAATAGTATTCCAAACTATTTCAATAGTTGGGTATACACAAAAACCAACAACGAAAATTAAAAGAGTCTTTTTAAACTCATAAAAAGACCATGGGAAAACCCATTTAATAAATTTTTTAAGTAGTTTTCCAAAATTAGTAAAAATACTTATTTGATAGCTCATTTATCATCACCTTCCTTATAGGGTTTAAAAAGTAGGCCCCTATCACCTTTATAGTGTTCTTTTCTGTGATCCACAATACCACGTAAAACTTTTTGCGGTATTCCCTTCGGGAATGCTTCACAACTTAGCGTACTCCCTTCACTCGGCCTATAATAGGCGCAATCAATACAAATAGGGTCAATAGTCATACGGTTAACCTCCATATTCGGTGTCGTTATCCCTGAACCATTTTAATAGATCAGGGCTTAAAAGGTCAGTCATTCCGTGCATATATGCGGAAAACGCCTCGGCGCAATATTCATTTACATTTGTTCGCGCGTACTCACTTAAAGTATAGTGCCACCCTTCTTTATATGTTTTAGTTAATATTTCTTTTAGTTCAAGTTTTTTTAAATGGTTGTGGTGTAATCGGTGCCCGTACTCATGGTAAACCGTACCTTTAGTACCTTTAATCTCACTAATTGACCACGTTCTAAACTTTCCCTTTTTCTCTATTATTTTTAAAACATCTTTTGACACGTTAGGTTTTATTTTTAATAATTTTTCCGACGTTAAATTGTATCGTGCCCCTATTTGAGCCGCTTTCGGTGCCGCAAACATTCCATTCCTAAATACAATCATATCCGCACCGTCATAATAACCGATATACATAGCTTTAGTATATTTACCCATAGCCGGAACGCTGTATTTAGTTAGAGATTTCGCCTTATCTTTTAAACCGAAGTATGTTAATTTATCTTTCTCCAACCCGTTTTTAGTCGGAAAACGTTTGATACTATCTTCCATACAATAAATAGCATCATTAACTTGATCTAAAGGCATGGTTTTCGTGA